CATACAAAGTCTGAGTTCGCGAGTTACTTGTTTCCAACGTGGCTTATGGGCAGACGCCCTGACCTGAAGATCATTCAGGCAACGCACACTGCGGAACTTGCTGTAGGCTTTGGTCGCAAGATTAAAAACTTGATTGAGACTGATGACTTCAAAGATGTATTTCCAGATGTCAGCTTAGCGACTGACGCTAAGGCGAGTGGCCGCTGGAGCACGAATGGTGGTGGTGAATACTACGCTGTCGGTGTTGGTGGTGCGTTGGCTGGCCGTGGTGCGGATTTGGCAATCATTGATGACCCTGTGTCTGAGCAAGATGCGTTAAGTGTTACGGCTTTAGATCACATTTACGACTGGTACACTTCTGGCCCACGTCAGCGTTTACAGCCGGGTGGTGCGATTATCATCGTTATGACGCGTTGGTCGATTCGCGATTTGACTGCGAAGGTTTTATCGAAGCAGAGCGAGAAGGGTGCTGACAAGTGGGAGATCGTTGAGTTTCCTGCGATCATGCCTTCTGGTGAGCCTTTGTGGCCTGAGTATTGGTCCCTTGATGAATTGGAGGGCGTTAAGGCGTCTATCCCTGTAGGCAAGTGGAATGCTCAGTACATGCAGAACCCTACTGCTGAAGAGGGTGCCATCATCAAGCGTGAGTGGTGGAAGATGTGGGAAAAGGACGATCCTCCCGCGTGCAGCTACATTATTCAGAGTTACGATACTGCGTTCAGCAAGAGCGACAGGGCGGACTACAGTGCGATTACGACTTGGGGTATTTTTCATAACGAAGAGACGCGTCAGGACGATATTATCCTTTTGGACGCGGAGAGGGGTCGCTGGGAGTTTCCTGAACTGAAGGAAGCTGCGTTACAGTCTTATAAGCTGTATGACCCTGACATGATTTTGATTGAGCAAAAGGCGAGTGGTATGCCTTTGACTCAGGAGTTGCGGCGTATGGGAATACCTGTAACGCCATTTACTCCGAGCCGTGGTGCTGATAAGTTTACTCGTATGCACGCCTGTGCGCCTGTGTTTGAAAGTGGCATGGTGTGGGCACCTGAGACGAATTTCTCAGATGAAGTTATGGAAGAATGTGCGGCGTTTCCCAATGGCGAACATGATGACTTGGCGGATTCGATGACTCAGGCTATACTACGTTTCAGACAGGGTGGTTTCATTATCACGCCAACTGATTATGATGATGAAGAAGATGCGGCTTTTTTGAAGAGTCGTCCACGGCAATACTATTAGGAGGCCAACATGGCAGACAAACAAGCAATTATGATGGCTTTGAAAGAAGCTATGGGCGAGTCAGGCAAGACAATTTCTGATGCAGATCGTAAAAAGATTCGCGGTACTATGGGAATGTCAGGCAGAAAAATTTCTGATGCAGACCGTAACAGAATTTTAAATATGGCTGGCGGTGGTATGGGTGACGGTACTCGTGGCATCCCTCCTGAGCAAAACTACAGCGAAGAAGACCTGATGCGTTTGCTCATGTCTGCTGGCGCTAAGTCTCCTAAAAAGCCTGCTGGCATGATGCGTGGCGGCAAGGTTCAGGGCTATAACGACGGTGGCGCTGTTGGCAAGAAAAAGCCCAAAATGGGTTGCGTTATGAAGGGCCGTGGCGGCAAGTACAAAGGAATGAAGTAATGGCTAAAACTCCAAAGAAAACCAAGACTTCAGAAACTGGCGCTCAGTATTATCAATCAGATAGAAACCGCAAAGCTCGTCTCGAGGTTGGTGGTGGTCGTACCGAAATGGATGATCTAATCCGTCAAGCTGTTAGGGAAAAAATGCTATCTGGTGAGATTTCTCCTGAAAGAGCAGGCGAGATGGACGCAGGTCAGTTTATTGACTCTATTGACGACGCTTACAGTAGTAAAAGGAAGAAATAATGAAAACGACTGAAAAAGATGGCGTTATCAAAGAAGTCATGCCGAAAGAAGGCACGCCTTCAACTAAGATGGAAAACTCAGGTCACTCCCGTGGTGGCGGTGCAGCACTTAGCGGCACTAAATTTACTGGAGTAAAGTAATGGCTAAAATCGTCATCAACATAGACATGGATGAGCTTACGTCCGGTATCAACCAAGTCGTTGATGACGAGGTTTTTGAGGATATGGAAGAGGAGTTCTTTTGTCCTATTTCCACTCAGGAATCTAAAGTAAACGATGAGAATCGTGAAGCTGCCATTCAAGACAACTCATACGGTTCCTCCGAAAAACGTAAAGAAAAATGTGGTGTTTGCGAGTATTATGACATTCGTGCCCTTATGTTAGATTGCGTTGAAACCGGAATCGGCATGGAAGAAGGCGCTAAAGTGGGTTACTGCACTAAGTTAGACTTTACCTGTGCGGCTGAGAATGTTTGCAACGAGTTTGAAAAAGGCGGTCCTATTACCGACTTTGACGATGTTGACATTTACGAGCCTCTTGAGGGGAACGAAAAGGATATTTTCTAATGGCTATTGAGCAAGGTCTAGGCGCGGGTGGAACTCCAGAGGAGCTTCTTATAGAGGCGGCTATTGAAGACACCACGCGTATGCAGGAAATACCTGAGCTTCCAGCAACTCCGGGCATTACTGAATTTGACGATGGTAGTGCCGTTGTTGGTGAATACGAAGAAGAATCAGAGCCTTTGGAAGAAATCCCATTTGACGGCAACTTAGCTGATGTCATCGAAGAAGCGGAATTGATGTCTATCTCCTCTGAGCTTGTTGGCTCAATCGAGGATGATTTCTCTGCACGTCAGGACTGGGAAGACACATATAAAAAGGGACTTGAGTTCCTTGGTATGAAGACCGAAGAGCGCAGCGAGCCTTTTGCTGGTTCTTCTGGCGTTATTCACCCGTTGCTTGCTGAGAGCGTTACGCAGTTCCAAGCGCAAGCCTATCGCGAATTATTGCCTGCCACTGGCCCTGTTAGAACGCAGGTTGTAGGTGCGCAGAACGAGGTCTTGGCCCGTCAGTCTGAGCGCGTCAAAGACTACATGAATTACATGATCACCTATGAAATGGAAGAATACGATCCTGAGTTGGATCAGATGTTGTTCTATCTCCCTGTGATTGGTTCTACGTTTAAAAAGATTTACTTCGATCCGTTGAAGGGTCGCGCTGTCAGTAAGTTCATTCACGCTGAGGACGTTATCGTTCCTTACGGCGCTTCTGACTTGGCATCGTCGCCTCGCATCACGCATCGTTTGACTATGGACTCCAACGACATTCGCAAGTTGCAGCTTGTTGGCTTCTATAAAGACATTGATTTGCCTTCAGGCTCTAACTACGACGATGCCTCTATGGGTGAAGTTGAAGAGTCTATTGATGACATTCAAGGTGTTCATCCTTCAGGTTCATCTGAGGATGTAACTCTGTATGAAGTTCACACGTCCTTGGACATCGAGGGATTTGAAGACATGGGTGAAGACGGAGAGCCTACAGGCTTACGTCTACCTTACATCGTTACGATCATTGCTGATTCTGGTGATGTTTTATCCGTGCGTAGAAATTTTGACCCAATGGACCCGATGAAGCGTGCGAAGCAATACTTCGTTCACTACAAGTTTCTTCCGGGTCTTGGGTTCTACGGCCTTGGCTTAACCCACATGATTGGTGGCTTGGCTCAGGCATCTACGTCTATTTTGCGTCAGTTGATTGATGCAGGAACGCTCTCCAACTTGCCAGCAGGCTTTAAGGCCCGTGGCGCTCGCATTCGTGACGAAGATTCTCCCCTTCAACCGGGCGAGTTCCGCGATATTGACGTAGTTGGGGGCACCCTGCAAGGCTCCCTGATGCCCCTCCCTTTCAAGGAGCCTTCGCAGACGCTCTATAACCTTCTAGGAACGCTTGTAGACGCTGGACGCAGGTTCGCATCAATGGCCGACATGAAGGTCGGTGAGATGAGCGGAGATACGCCCGTAGGCACGACTATGGCTATCATGGAACGTGGCACGAAGGTTATGTCTGCTATTCACAAGCGGCTGCACTATTCTCAAAAGATTGAGTTTAAGCTGCTTTCCAAGATTTTCTCAGAGACTGTTCAAGCGTATCCTTACCCTGCTGACATGCAGCAAGGACCGGAAATCTTTGGTCAGGACTTTGATAACCGCATTGACGTTCTTCCCGTTTCTGACCCTAACATTTTCTCTATGTCCCAGCGCATTGCTCTGGCGCAGACAGAATTGCAGATGGTTCAGTCAAACCCAGAAATTCATGGCGGACCACAAGGTCTTTATCAAGCGTACCGCAAAATGTACGAGGCGCTGGGCGTAACGAATATTGATGGCATATTGCCACCACCTCCACCCCCACCACCTCCAGTCAATCCGTCTAAAGAGAATCAAAACGCATTGATGGGCGCTCCTTTGCAGGCATTCCCTGAGCAAGACCACGAGGCTCACATAGAGGCTCACATGGCGATTATGTCGTCTCCGGCTATGCAGCTTAACCCTAACTCCATTATGGCCCTCCAAGGGCACATACAGGAGCACATAGGTATGCTTGCTGAGGCACAGGCACAGCAGGAAGTCATGAGCCAGATTCCACCTGAGCAAATGCAAATGATGCAGCAGCAGTCTATGATGCAGCCACCCCCACCTCCGGGCCAGCCACCGATGGACCCCCAGCAGATGATGATGCAGCAAATGCAGCCTCAAATTGACGCTATGGCGGCTCAAATTATTGCCGATCTAACTGAAGAACTTGTTCAGGCTATGATGCCAGAAGAGCAAGGCGATCCTTTAGTTGATATTCGCAACCAAGAGCTTCAACTGAAAGCCGCAGACTTGCAGCGCAAACAAGAAGAGTTTGATGCAAAGCAGGCGTTCAACGAAGAGAAAGAGCGCAACGATGTATTGGTAGCGCAACAGCGCATTGATGTATCTGAAGCTGCTTTGGAAGACAAAACTAGGATTGCAGAAGAGCGGTTGCAAGCACAGCGCGACATAGCCTCTATGAACGCAATGAGCAAAAGGACGACACAATGACATCAACTGTTAGAGCAAAGATGGCGCAACAAGAGAAAGAGAAAAAGGTAGCCCAAAGGCTATCTGAAAATCCTGTTGTCGTAGAAATGGTAAGGGCGCGTAATGAAGATGGACACTTCGTCAAAGACGACCCCAGTACGCCAGCAAACGAAGCGTGGGTTGAAAAACCAAAAGCAGTCAAAAAAACTGCTGCAAAGAAAAAAACCACTTCCAAAAAAGGTAAGTAGGTTTAGTAAAATAGCCAGACCCCAGAAGTTCCAAGGAATTTTCTGACTTTCTGGTATTTATACTTGTATTTCCCGCATGGTAGCATACTGTATGTGGTATGGATGCTTTACATTTAGTTGATTATTTGCTGAAAAGCATACGTGAGCGTGATGCCCGTCTAAAGGACAGGCTCGCGGACAATTCGATACAGACCTTTGAGGAGTATCGGTACTTAGTGGGTGAAATACGCGGAATGGCCTACGTCGAAGACGAAATTAAAACCGCGATGAAAGGCTTGGAATACGAAGATGACTAGCAAGTTATTTGTGCCCGATCATGTTGCAAGGGCAGCTCAAAAGGCTATAAAAGACAACACTTCGATGCCAAAACCAATTGAAAATGCTTTTGGTAAGAGTGGCGAAGACAAAAACGCTGAAGATCCGTCCCAGATGGAATCATCATCAATTGAGAGACTACCGCAGCCTACAGGCTACCGTGTTCTTATCATCCCTTACTACCCAAGCGCAAAGACCAAGGGGGGCATTATCGTCCCTGACTCCGTTCGTGAGCGTGAGTCTTTTGCTACGGTAGCGGCTTATGTCGTTAAGTTAGGACCTGATGCTTATGCAGACACCCAGAAGTTCCCAAATGGTGCTTGGTGTAATGAGAAAGATTGGGTTCTTATAGGAAGATATAGTGGAAATAGGTTCAAAGTGGAAGGTCTTGAGGTTCGTGTTATAAATGACGATAATATTATCGCCACGATCCTTGACCCGAAGGACATTTCTTATGTATAAGGCAAGGGAGAACAAGGAAAATGGCTATGTCTGAAGATATTCGTGAAGACGAAGATTTTGCTGATGGCGCATCTGTTGAAGTCGAAGATGATGACAGCAATGATGAATACGAGGTTTCCTCATCTGATGAAGATGAGAGTGAAACCCGAACAAATGTTCGCAAAAAATCTGACGGTGACGATGAGCTTGAAAATTATAGCGAATCCGTACAGCGTCGAATCAATCAATTAACAGCAAAGCGTAAACAGGCTTCCGAGGAAGCTAGTGCTGCTGTTCAATACGCTCAAAATATGCAGCAAGAAAACGCTCAAATGAAGCAGCGTTTGCAGCAAATGAGTGTTGGTTACAACTCAGAAACTGAAAATCGCTTGAAGGCTCAAGAGGTCCAAGCGACTCGCGCTTACACTGAAGCTAGTGAAGCTGGTGATTACGAAAAAGCTGCTAAGGCGCAGCAAGCGTTGTCTCAGATCGCTGTGGCCAAAGAAAAAGTGCGTGTGCAGAAGGTCAAACTTCAACGCAGCCAACAAGCTGCACAGCAACAGCAACAGCAGCAACCTGTACAACAACCTGTACAACAGCAAGTACGACAGGCTCCGCCTCAACAGCGTGATCCTAAGCTGGATGGTTGGCTTGAGAAGAACTCTTGGTTTGGTAGTGATCGTGTAATGACACGCGCAGCCCAAGCCATTCATGAAGAACTTGTTCTGGAGCAAGATTTCGACCCAACGTCAGACGATTACTACAAGGAAATCGACTCTCGTATGCGGAAAGAAATGCCTCAGAAATTTAATACGGGGAAACGGTCCAACGCTCAGACTGTAGCTCCGGCGTCCAGTGGACGGTCAGTAAAATCAGGGCGGAAGAAAGCGGTGGAATTAACACCGGGTCAAGTGGCATTTGCGAAAAAGATGAGGATTCCCCTCGAAAAATACGCAAAAGAAGTCGCAAAAATCAGTAGTCGGAGAACTTAAAATGGCAGACAGGACACCACGCGACACAGGTACGCGGGAACGCTCAGAGCGTTTACAAGAATGGCGACCCGGTTCTGCCTTGGAAGCTCCCGAACCACCAATCGGTTATAAACACCGTTGGATACGCGAATCCGTAATGGAATTCGACGATAAGACAAACGTTCATAAAAAACGGCAAGAAGGCTGGGACCTCGTTCGCGCTGAGGAATATCCCGAATATGTAGGGCCTGTAGTAGATGAGGGACGCAACGCTGGCATCATTGGTGTTGGTGGCCTTGTTCTCGCACGCATCCCCAACGAAATGGCCGAACAGCGGAATAAGCACTATCAAGGTGTTTCTCAAAATCAATTGGATGCAGTGGATCGTGACTGGATGCGTGAAAACAACCCAGCCATGCCTAAACTGAATCCTCATCGTAAATCTTCCGTGTCTTTCGGACAACGAGGACGCGGGAACTCTGAAGGAGAGTAAAGATGTCTAACCAAGACGCTTCTTTTGGCCTTCGCCCTGTTCGCACGAGCACTAGCTCGCAGCGTCAGAATCGCTATCGTATTGCTTCAGCATACGACACAAATATCTTCCAAGGTGACATGGTTAAAGCCGTCACTGGTGGCGGTATTGAACGTGTTGTTGCTGGTGCGACTGATTTGATTCTGGGCGTATTTAATGGCTGTTCATATGTCGATAACACAGGTAGCATTGTCTACTCAAACTATTGGCCTGCTGACACCGTAGCTACGGAAATCACCGCTAATGTGATTGATGACCCTAGCGCAACTTTCGAAATCCAAGCAAACGCTGCATTTCCTGTAGCTAACTTGTTTGGCAACTTCGATATTGTTGACCAAAGCCCTGTAGGAAGCACCACTGGTGGTACTTCACGCATGGAATTGGCTGTCTCTACCATCGCGACAACCGCTGGTTTGGCACTCAAAGCAATCGACATTTCTCAAGACCCTGAGAATAGCGATGTTTCCGCCGCGAACACTAACGTGATCGTAAAAATCAACAACCACCTGTTCAGTGCTGGCACTGCGGGTCTGGCATAAGGAGACTGAGTTATGGCTATTTCACGTTCACAACTCGTCAAAGAGCTAGAACCGGGCCTAAACGCTCTGTTCGGCATGGAGTATGATCGCTACGAAGGCGAACATGCTGAAATCTTTGACACAGAATCTTCAGACCGTGCGTTTGAAGAAGAGGTCATGCTCGTCGGATTTGGGAATGCTCCCACAAAATCCGAAGGTTCTGGCGTCGAATTTGACAACGCAAATGAAGCGTACACTGCTCGTTACTCACACGAGACAGTTGCTCTTGCATTCGCGTTGACTGAAGAAGCAATCGAAGACAACCTGTATGACCGTCTTGGTGCTCGCTATACGAAGGCGCTTGCGCGTTCTATGGCACACACTAAGCAGGTTAAAGCGGC